GCCATTAGCGTTGTATTGCAGCGTCGAGCCGGCGGCGCCGTCGATATATCCGCCTTGGTCGGCCTGCCCGCCGCTGCCGGCGTTGCCTTGCAATGTCGCGATGCCGGTTCCGTTGGCACGAATGCTGCCGCCCTCGGCGCGCACGCCGGCATAATCGCAACTAGTGCCATACAGACCGACAGAATAAAGAATGTGGCCGGCAGCGACCGCCGCGATGCCGGCGCCTACGCATCCAAAGCCGCCGATCGTGCCGGCATAGACCACGCAACCGCGAACGGCAATGCCTGTGCCGCCAGCATAACCGGCAACAACATTATCCAATGTTGCCGTCGCGTTAACCGATAGCAGCGCGGCATCCGCGCTGCCGGTGCGGTCGCTGGTCAAGAGTAGGTTGGAAACGGTGATTCCGGGCGCCAGCAACGACAGCCCCGATCCGCCAACAAAAACCAATTCTGTCTGGATGATAGCGCGCAAGGCGGCGAGTTGTGCCGCGCGATCGGACGCGCGGGTGCCGCCACTATAGCCGGTGGCTGGAAAACTATATGTGCTGATCGAGCCGGAAAGAGCGGCGCCAGCAATCACAATGCGCGCGCCGTCGGGATGCGCGAACATAATATTCGGCTGCGCGGTGAACTTTCCGGCGCGCAGATTGAACGTCACGCTGCCGCCAACGGCGATGCGATATTTGCTGATCCAAGCGGCGGCGGCGGCGAGGTCGGCGAAATCCGGCGACGTGCCGTACACGGTCTTAACGACCGCAGTTGTAATAATGTAATAGTCGCGCACGGTCTGGATCGCGCGCCAGAGCATGTCGTCGGCGTTGTCGAGCGTAATCCCAGACGAAACGACTGCGGTACGAAACTGCGCCAGCAGATCGTTCATATAGTCGGCCGGATAAACAGTGCCGTCGTCGCCGTCGGGCGTGGTGCAATCCGTGAACCATGTATTTGTTGCGCCGCGCGCATTGGTGCGCGCCGGACGCGCGGTTACGGCGTTGTCACAGGCGGGGCCGAGAACGTCGATGGTCATTGCGGTTTACCCTTTTCAGACCGGCAGATATTGAATGGTCATGTGGCCGTGCACGACGCGCTCAAGCACGCAGCGCAGCGGTGTCAGATCGCCCGAGACGCAGCCGACAAACTGGCCGGCGCGATACCGCCCGGCGCGCGCATCGCGACCGCGCGGCGTGACGTAAGCCGGGCTGTCGGCGGTGAAGACGAGAATGGTCAGAAAGTTGGCGCGACGGCCGGACCCTGCGCGCGCATTGCCAGCACGCGAGCAGCCGGCGCGCGCGCCGCAAGGAAAGCCACCGTTAAGACACTGGATCGACCAGCCCATGCGGGCCGCGATCGCTTGATAATATTCGCAGCGCGTGCCGCCGATCGCCGCGACCTTCGTACATAGATCGGGGAACGGATCGCAGGCATCCGGCAGCCCGTATTCCGTCAGCCATTGGTCGCGCGTTTCGACGATCGATTGGCAAAACATTTCCGCCGTCAGATCGCAAACGCGCTTGACGAAGAAGGCCAGCACTTCGCCGAACGAAGCCCAGTATTGATAAAGAACCGTGCCGATCCGGTCTTCAGTCGTGAACGTGCCTTCTTCGAACGCGCCAGCGGCAAAGGCCGCATAAACCGGCTTTTCGGGACCGCCTTCGTTATTGCTCCAAGCGCGGCCGCGCGGCAGCAGCGACAGAACAGCGCCGATGACTTCTTCGCGAGTTGGACAGTGCATCTTAAACGAAGGTCACTGCGCCAAGCGTGGCGATCGATCCGGCCGGAATGACTTCCGATGCGACAGGCGAAGTCAATTCGTGGCTGTCTTCGCCATCGGCTTCCGAAATGGCCTGATCGATCCACGACAGCGAGAACGTCGCCGGCGTCGCCAGATACGGCATCCCGCCGACGACGATATCAGCGCCCGACGCGCGCGAGCGGCGCTGAAACATATCGCGCAATTCGGCCACGATCGCTTCGCGCACTGGCACGGTATCCGGCGACACGTCGGAAATCGTGACATTGATCGGATGCGCGGTCGGCGCCGCGACCGTGACGATCGCGGCCGCCGGCTGGACGGTTTCTAAATAGTCGCGGACCCGTGCGATATCGGCGTCCGACGGAATTCCATCGTCGTAAAGGCCGTCCATCAATATGAAGACGCGGATCGTTCCGCCGCCGGCCCAGTGCCGCTCGACGAAGACCCGCGAAACGCCGGAAACCCTTTCGGCCCACATGACATAATCGGACGGCGAACCGCCGTGCGGCGGGTTTCGCTTCCGAAAGAGAATGCGCTGCCGATAGGTTTCCTTGTCTTCCACGTCCAGGCCGCCGATGATATCGCCCAGGACCGCGGCCGTCGCATCGCCCGTCACGCCGGAAACGATTTCAAGCGGCGTGCCGTCAAGCGCGTTTGTCGTCAGCCCGTCCGCTTCAGCAATAACCGCGAAATCGAGCGTGCCGGCGCCGACGCGGGAAGCCGAAGCCGTCGCGAGATATTGAATTCCGTCAGCCCGCCGCAGAACCGCGCTCGCGCTGACGAAGCAATCGCCGGTCGTCGTCAGCCGCGCCTTGCCCGCGGCTGGCGCCGCCGGCCGCAGCGGAACGTCGAATTCCGTACCGTGAAGGATCAGCGTTTCAAGATCGGGCGCGGTATGCGCGAAGATTTTCTTCGACGTATAGGACAGCCATCCGAACGCCTCGAAGATCGCGCCGGCGATGACCTTGGCCGATACCGTGACGTTGTTCGGCCAGATATAGGCGTCGCTTCCCGGCATATTGGACCGGAACGACTTGCGCGTTTTATCGAGCAAGTCCTGAAGCGTCGGAAAGGCAAAACTCATTGCGCTACCTGTGCCCACACATCATCAAATCGGCGGCTGTAAATCTGCAATCCGTCCCGGGCGTAAACCTGAACCGCCAAGTCGAGACGATTAAACGCCTGTTCGGTAAATGCCTGAACGTCGATCCGCACCGCCGCGCCCTGGTCGATCAGACATTGAAGCGCTTCTTGCGCGATCGCTTCGCATTGCAGCCGGATATCTTCGTTCAGGTAAGATCGTTCGAAGACCCACAGCAGCGAACCCAGTTCGACTTCGCCCATGTCGCTGCGAACATCGATATCGTTTCCCCACCATCCGCGCGGATCACCTTCGACCAGCTTCCGCAGCGGATGATCGTCGGGAATTCGACGATCGGTAAACAGCGCCAGAATAATCGCCGTATGCAGCGCGCTTTGCGCGCTCAATCCGCCGACGTTCTGCTTTTCGCTCGCGTCGGCCAGCGCCCAGTCGCCGGCGCCGCGATCGCGATACCATCGCGTATCCCATAAAAGCTGGGGCTGCGGCCGATCCGCCTCGCCGATCCGAACGCGAAGGGCCATTGGTTATACCTTCGCGAATACGATCGTGGACGGCCCGGCATCGGTCATGACGGCCGGCGTGGCGGTGGCATCGGCGCTTTCAACGCCCAGGTGCAGCTTGCCGCCGACGAAGCGGACCCAGCAGCCGGCGATCCCAACGGCAACTTCCTTCGTGCCTTCGATCTTGATCTTCGTCGCGTTCTTGACGGTAAACGGCTTGCCGCCGGCGTCGAACACGGTTTCTTCTTTAACGAATTTGATAATCTTCCCGTTCGCGTCATAGAGCGCGACGCCGCCGGGCGGCAGACTTTTCGGCCGATGGTCTTTATGCCCGCCGTCGAAGTAAAGCGGGCGATCAGATCGGCCGCCCATGGCGACCAGGACGCCTTCGCTGTCGATCGGCGGGTTCGAACTGAAGCCGTGATCCTGGGGACGGAAGACCTTCTTCGGCATGTCGCCGGCGAGGCCCATCAGATCGACAAGCTGTTGCGTCCCGCTGTCATCGACCTTCAGCAGCCGCGCCCGCCGGATCATCGACCGAATGGCGTCGTCGTGCTCGTAATAGCTCATATGTCATCCGGTGGCGCGCTGTCGTCGGCCGGCGTGTTGTCCGACGCGTCTTGCGTATCGGTAAGCCATTCGCCGCCGGACTTGTTGCCCTTGCCCCCGCCGCCGCCCTTCCCGTCGTATGCGCGCGGATCGACCAGCGACAGCAGCGAAATCGAACCTTGTTCGCTTTGGCTGTAATCGACAGCCTCGATCAGCATGTCTTGCGCGATATTCAGAAATTGGCTTTCGGTCCAAACCAAATAGCCCGGTTCCCAGACCTTGCCCGCCATGTCGCGGAAGCCCTGCGTCGAAATCGACGCCTTCAGCGCATTTCCAGCCGCGCGGTTCCGTCGATTGGTCCCGCGCTTCTTCAGGTCGTCAATCGTTCCGTCGTCATCGTGAATGATAGACTTGTGGCGATGGCGCTTTACGGCCGCATCCTTTGTCTTCGCTACCATGTGAAGCCGGCGCGCACCGTGGCCGACGGCGCGCTGGCCCTTAACGCCGTATTCCGAATGCCGGTTTGACCAATTATGGTCAGCGTTGCCGACAAGTATGTTCTGACCTTCGAACAGCCCGCCGGCGTGGCGCTTGCCGCCCGGCTTCGTAATGTTGATATGACCATCTGCCGTGCCGGCGAGTGTCATCCCCTGCCGCCGTGTCAGCTTTTCGACAGCCCGGTAAATGCTTTCGCCCGGCGTAATCAGGTGGCTTTCGACCTTCGTAAGCTTCTGATCGGTCTTGAACTTGGCGCCGTACTTCTGCCCGATCGCCGCTGCGATCTGAACCGGGTCTTGGTTCTGGAAGTACCCGGTCGGATGATCCACATCGCTGTCGATCAGGTCGGCGGACTTCGATCGGCCGGTGACGGAAATCGACGCTTCGCGCGCGCCCAGGTGCGGCCGATATTCGTCAACGTACCCGGTCAGCAATAAGTCTTTCGTCGCCATGACCTTTACCGCGGCGCCGGCGGCGAAGATCGCCGCTGTCGCCTTGCCGCCAACTTCGGCCGCGATCGTCAGTTCGAATGCCCGGGCCGCTTCATGGAAGCCGGCCCGCACTTGCGCGCGCGTGAACGCCGTATAGAGAACCCCGTTCACTTGGACGAACATAACTTCCGTTTGGCCGACAGGCCCGGCCGGAAGGTACGGCGTTATATTCAGCATCAGTACGCCAGCGCTTCGAAGTCCAGCGGCATCAGCGCCGGATACGGAACGGAATTGCGATCAGTAAGATCGGTCGATCGCGTCGGGTCCTGATATAATCTATGAGCCCAAAACAACGAAGGCATCGAGAGGTTTGAGCCGACCGTGATAACCGGCGCGCGGTCCAGGATCGTGCGCGAGAGATATTCCACGACGCTGCCGCGAAGCGCCATTACGGCGCTGTGGATTTCCATATTTTCAGACGACAGCGCGTTAAGGATCAGGTCGAAGTATTCGACCGTATCGGCGCGCAGCGTGATTGCTTGCGGGCGATCGGCAATTTCGGCCCGCGCAATGCCTTCGCTGTATGCGGCCGCGGCCGCGATCTGGATCACAAGGCTGCCGACGGCGACATTGCCGCTATGGGCCATCGCATTCCGCGTGGGGAATGCCGCCGGCGGCGTATAGGTGGCCGCCTCGATCAGCGGCGCGAAGGCGGCAATGGCGATCGATCCAGGCAATCCGTCCCCGAGCGCGCGCGCGATCGTCACAAGCTGCGCGAACTGATCGCCAGCGACGCCGCCCGACCGCGTAACGGCTTCGGGCGCGGCATCATAAAGCGCCTGGATTTCCCGCCGCTGCGTCGCGCTGACGATCGGATCGACATTTGCTGTCGTGCGAACGGTTTCGAGCATTGCCGCGCCGTCGGCCAGTACGTTGTTCGTCGCCTGAAGCACATATTCCGCTTGGGCAACATACGAAATGGCGGTGGCGGTGAAGGTGGCGATCGTGTTCTGGATCGTGTCAGCGGCGACGAAGATAAGGTTTGCGAGAGACGAAAACGAAATAAGGGCCGTCGCCGCACCTTCGCGGACGTACTTCAGCGAATAGGCGATCTTGCCGGTCTTATCCTTTTCGCGCGCGCGCTTGAAGGTCAGACAGCGGACGGTGATCGAGCCGTGCGACGGCAGAACAAGCGTCGCGGCGCCGCGCTTGGCACAAGCGGCAGACAGAGCGGCGGCGCGCTTTTCTACATCGTCCGACGCGAGGTACGCTGTAACTTCGAATTCTCGCTTTGCTTCGCCCAGGTCTTCGTTGAAGGGCGCGTCCCGCATCGGGAATTCGTGCGAGACGATGCGACGGCCGCCGTCTTCTTCGTCATGTTCGACCTGGAACGGCACGCCGCGGAACGAAGCCGCGCGCATCGTCTTAAGCCAGTTCCGACCGATCGCCATCAGTTATGTCCTACGCCGACGGGCCGCGCGTCCGCATCCGGCGACGACCGCCCGAGCGAACCCGGGCCGTTTGCATTGACCGACCCGTTCAGCGGGACGTTGACCGTGCGGCTTGGAAGACCAGGAATGTCGATCGTGATCCGCGCTTCGCCGCTAACCTTCGCCTCGCCCGTCAGCTTCGCTTCGACGGGGCCGGCGCCGCCGGCGGCCGGGCTATCCCAGATTGATTTGGTCCCGGGCTTGGGTTCGTCCCAGATTGTGCCGGCCTTCGCATTGCGTTGGCGGCCATCCACAGCGTCCGCCATGTTG